TTACAAAGTCAGGAAGGTCTGTCTGCAGCCAATGTAGCCATAGACCTCTACAATGCCGGCTATCAAACACAAGATCGGTTGCTTGGCGCATTGCATGACTACGATTTTCATTGATGCCTTGCCCGGACATTCAGTTTTGCACCTAAACCCTGAGCACAATTTCTCCAGGAATCATATCGAAAAACGCGGCGGTAGTGACCGCTATTTTATGCAGCATTCTCTTTGAAGACATTAGCGATACAGTCTCGCTCTTCGAGAATTCCGGACCATTCATCCTGATAATATGTAGAGTCGTAGATCAGCGTGAAAGGACCTTGATAGCCAGCCACGTTGGAAAGCTTAATGCAGCGGACATAATCCTCTGTATCAAGGCCAGTGGCTGAATAACGCCCCTTTGCATGACAGAGTTCGGCCCGGCCCATGATCTTTGCTAGATCTTCGTATTTACCATCCCGCTCCCAGTTGCCGAAATCACCGTTGAGGCCGACTTTGTCGTGCAAAGCATCGAGAATCCGATTGACCTCCGTCGGTCCCGGTAGCAGGTTGAACCAATTTTCTTCATGTCGGCCGTGCCGGTCGCATTCATGCCGGCGGGAGACTGACCAAGCAATCGCGTGACCGGAATGTCGGCCGCACCGGCGACGATCTGCAGGAAGGCCATCAGAATATCCGTAAGGCCGGAGAGCTGCGCACTCTTGCTCTCGTACTCCTCTTCGGCATCGAGGATCAGCGTACCGTTGACCCCCTTGATGGTGTTGGCGAGCGCGTAGCGGCGCAGCACCGCATCTTCATAGGCCTGATTGCCGATATTGGCCGAGAATTGTGGGACCTTGATGATGTCGATCTTGGCCTCGAAGACCAGGCTGGCGATATTGGCCGCGGTGCTGTCGGCATTCTTGATCGCATCGAAAGTCGCGGCGAGCACGCTTTCGCCCCAAGCCTGATTACCCATTCCCCCAAACTCTTCATTCGGTGTCATCGCACCTTTGAAGATGACGAGCCGAGAGGGATGGATGGTCACCTGCATGCCATTGGCACCGGTCAACCTGTAGAATTTAGGCTTGCCATACCATTCCGAGGTTGGATCACTATCAATATCGCCGGCCGCCAATTGGCGGCGCGTCAGTACCGTCAAATGTTTGAGGCCATCCTTTCCGATCCGCTCTATCCCCAACGGCCGTGCCGGATCGCCATCCTCGGACCCGATAAAGAGAGCGGCGCCACCGAAGAGACGCGCTTTCGTCGCTGCTTCCAGCACTTTGCCGCGCAGATTGAGACGGCGTTCCTCCGCTTCGATCAATCCGATCTGATCGCTCGATGCTTGCCAGTTTCGCCATTTCCGGCAGCTATCGAGAGCCGGAATGTCGATGATCTTGCGCGGCAGCCAGGAGCCGCGATAGGCGGCGATGATCTGTTCGTCCGTCAAGATAGGCTGCGTGTAGAAAACCGATGCCGCCTTGTCGCGATCGGTGCCCATGCGGGATGCAAGGCTCACCAATCCGTCGCGAACCATCGAGAATACCTGCCCCATGGATTGTCCTTTGATGTCGTGTGATGAAGAAGCTCGCCCGAGCGAGCCTAGAAGTTGCTGAAGCTGAAAGATGAGCTCAGCGCGAGTTCGTTCAACGCATCGGCGAAGGCATCGACCTGGTCGTCGAACTGCCCGTTCGGAAAGGCACAGATCTCGTCGAGAAATGCTTCATTCCAATCCCCACGCAAAAGCTTGACGTTTCCCGCTTCGGCCTGCGCCGAGGCGGGTTTGGCGCGCGTCGCCTTGTCGCCGGTTGGTGATATGGCTTTTACAGGAAAGCCCGCGAGCAGCTTGATCTTGGTTTCCGCATCAGCCTTGCCGGCTGCACCGGGATCCTGCGGCATGCGGATCGTCACCGTCGGCCCGTCCTGCGACGCAGTGTTCCTGAGATTGCGCTCCACCTCGGCGGGCGACCAGCGCCCGCGCGCGATGGTTTCGACATAGAAAATACCATCGATCAAAGCCATCCGTAGACCAACGGTCCAATCTGGCTTGCGACCGGGACGCTCTTTCGAAGCCGCGAAATCCCAGGCGCGACAACGCTTTGCACCAGCAGGCAGCGCTTCGACGATTTCGAAATCGCTGCGCTGAAATAGGCCGCCCGAGCGAGGAGCAGGCCGCTGTTGAAACTGGCCGGCCACCGCATAGGAGCCGAGCGGAATCTTGTCCCGCTCGATCACTGCACGAGGAAAGCGCCGCGGAAAAAGCAGTTCGCCCTCTTCCGTCCTCGGATCAGCAAATCCGATCGAGGTCCGGCATCGGCGCTCCGGCTCGAATTCCATCGGCAGCATCAGGTGCTCGTAGCCGAGCCCAAGCGCGAGGATCGTACCGGAGACATCCGCCTCATGCAGTCGCTGCATCACGACGACGATCGCCGAGCGTTGAGGATCGTTGAGCCGCGTCGGGACGGATTCCCGAAAGGTGCGGACCGTAGACAGGCGCTCGGCCTCCGATTCCGCCCCATCGACGGAATGCGGATCGTCGATAATGACACGATCGCCGCGGCCGCCCGTCAACCTGGAGAACGGCACACCCTGCCGCGAGCCCGTGCGGGTATTGGCGAAAGCCATCTCGCCCGTTCTCGTCAGCTTGACGACGTCACCCCAAAGCGCTTGATACCATTCGGAGGCAACGAGGTCACGCATGCGCCTGTTGTCGCGCTTGGCGTAATGTTCCGAATAGGAGGCGCTGAGATAGCGCAGCTGCGGCTTGCCTTTCGGCCCCCATTCCCAGGCCGGCCAGAACACGCCGCAGAGAAGCGACTTCATCGTGCCCGGCGGCACGTTGATCAGCAGCCGGGTAATCTCGCCCGAAGTTACTGCTTCAAGATGTTGGCAGATGGCATCGATATGCCAGCCATGAACATAGTCAACGGAAGGCTCGACGACGTGCCAGGCCTCTTGCACGAACCCGCTCAACGACTGGCAGTTGGCACGAATTTGCTCCGCGTCCATCGCAAGCTGCCTGGCATGCGCGGCTTGCTCGCGCTCAGCTCTTCGCCTCGCCTTCTCCTCCCGTATCGCCACCATCATCGTCGCCGGATCCGGCAAGCGGACCGAAGAGGGATTCGAGTATCGCAAGCTGCTCATCCGTGGCATTGGTTAGGTCGATGGTGACGCCGCGACCTCCTTTGGTCCCGGCGCCGGAGCGCTCGCTAGGTTTCTGATGAACATAGGAGGCCGCTATCTTTGCCATTTCATCGCGCCGCTTCTGATCCGCCTCATCGTCACGCATTACTTTCAACATGTAATCAAGCGGCGTGTCGTCGGCGGAAACGGCCTTGCGACGGCGCGCACGCGGTTTGCGCGGCGCGACCGGCTTGTCGGCATTGGTCATGCTTCAGATTTCCAATGGGATTTTGAAAGAAAACAAGCGGTTCAAAACAACGCTTGCGGTCGACAGTGCGTCGCTGCAACTGTTCTCATCATGCCAAAATAGATACCCCATTTCGGTGCGGTTGGCGACACCCTTGAAGGCCGACCAGCGCGCAAGGAATGAGGACTTTGACGGGAACTACCAATAACCTACTGAAATTTCATGAAATATAGAACTCTGCAGTCCGACAAATTGAACGACATACCCTTTCAACCCTTACCGTTGGCGATTAAATTCAGTCGAGGGAAACTCTTGAGCAGATCAACACCAGATGACGATCGCGATGGTCCCGTGAGCCGAGATTGGGTTCGGCGGTTCATCGCCGCCAATCTCCCGGTCCTGCCCGTTCCCGGTATCCCCGATATGCACCTGCACAAAGCAGGCCCGCAAAGCGGGTTGCGGCGCCTCGCAGAACAAGATCCGCAATTCGGCTCACCTTACTGGGCGCATTACTGGGGAGGAGGTCTGGTTCTGGCTCGTTATCTTCTCGACGAGTCCGAAAGCGTGGCGGGTCGCCGCGTATTAGATCTCGGCGCCGGCTCGGGAATTGTCGGGATTGCCGCTGCAAAGGCAGGCGCGGCGAAGGTATATGCCGCCGACGTTGATCCCTATGCAATCGTCGCTATCGAGCTCAATGCCGCACTCAATGATGTGATGATCGATACGGTATTCGCCGACTTGACGATAAGCGAATTGCCTGATGTCGACGTCATATGCGTCGGAGATCTTTTCTATGAGGCAGCGCTTGCGGAAAGTGTCATCGCATTTCTGGATCGCTGCCTGGCTCGGGAAATCATGATTCTGATCGGCGATCCTTGGCGGGCTCATCTGCCCACGTCGCGTCTCCGGCTCCTGGCAGAATACACGGTCCCGGACTTCGGCGAGGTCACCACAAAGACTCGCTCAGCCGGCGTCTTTGCGCTTGGGTTAATCAAGTCATCAATCGAAGATATCCGCGCATCACAATGATTGCGGGTTCGGACCGCATCGTTGCGAAGACTTAGGCTTTCATCCTGGCACGCCTGCGGTTCCCGCGCTCCAGCCGCTTGGCCAGTTCGGCAAGTTCCGGACTTGCCGCATCGAAGACAGGCCGCGCATCATCCGACAGCCAGTGGTTTTCATGTTTGGGCGCCTTGGGCTTTACCCGGTCGAGCCCGCCCGGCGCATTCGGCATCATCGGCGCTATGCGCGACCAATCCGGCTCCTGGAGCATCGGTGAGGCAGCGAGAAGCACAGCCGCAAGCGTCTGGAATTCGCTCTGAATGCGCCGCTCGGCGGTGCGCCGGACGCGTCCGGTTCGAGCGCAGAAATCTCGAAACGAACCGGCAATATAAGGTGCGGCAAGGCAAATGGACCATTGCGAAAGCAGGATGCGCCGCTCCTCGTCCCCGACATGAACGCGCAGCCATTCCTGCAAGACCTCCTCTGCCCGGCTGATTGCCGCAGCGCTCGGGCGATAGCGAATGCGGATATCGGCATGATCCTTCGATTCAGGCAAAACCTCCGGCCAGAGCGTCCGCATCCTGTCGGGCCGGACGCCGCGTACATCGAGATGAACCATCGTATCGGCTGCCTCGACGAAACGCGCCCGGATAATCAGGCTCAAGTCGGCGATCTCGGCCGCGCGACGGGACAGGTCGTCAAACTGCAAGGCGGACCGGTGTATCAAGTCGTTTCTCCAATTCCTGATAAATCAGCGTTCGCAACGTCGCCCGAACGGGCCAGGGCCGCCGCGCCACCGCATCCGTGCGCAATGTGGCAAGCGCGATATCGTCGAAGGCGCCCAAGAGATCGCCTGGACGCTGCAGCGCCCAATCCTGGCGCTGCGCCAGAACATCGGACACGGCACCGATCGTATCCGACCAGAGCTCGTCGCGATTGCTCCCGGTCTGCCGGATGCATCGCAGAACGAAGACTAGGTGGCCATCGCCGTAGCGGCCTCGGATTTCCTGCATCGTGCCGCGCGCGTGGCTCTCCGCAGGTGCGCGGCGCCGATGGACGGGAACCAGCTTGATGCCGAGCCCATCGAGAAGAAGGTCTAGCCTGCCTTTGGTCATGACAGCTTAACTCCTTTCGTTGGTGAATTTGATGCCTCTTCCATTCCTGTGAGATCACATGACGCCTTCGGCCGCACCGGCGATTTTGGCCGATTTAGGCTTGAAGAAGGCCTCCGCCTTGGAAAGGGCTTCGACCCGCGCTCCGTCACGCAGCATGGGCGTGTTGAGATAGGCGACCATCGCCTCACCCGCCGCAGCCTTCGCAGCATCCTGCGTCGCAAAAACGATCGGTTCGCCTCGACTATCGCGGAGAATATCGTTTGTCGCCCGGTGAACCTTGCGAATCCAGCCGAGATGACCGCCGGCAACGGCTTCTGTTCCGATTTGAAATTCGTTCATAGCAACCTCCCCCGGCTTGCTTGGCCAGGTTTATCTGTAGAGTTTCCGATTGGATTTTTACGTTTCAGCGCCCGCTTGCCGTCCGCGAAGCCTCGCCGAGCGTGCCGGCTGCCCGAGCTCGAATATGGATCTTCAACGATGCGGAAGTGAAATTGGTCTCCCTCCGGAGCACCGGAATCGTCATCTTCAAGCGATGGCGTTGGCGACTTCCAAATGACCGACTTTATCGCGATCACCATAGCGGCGAAAAACAACGTCGCGCCGATGCAAGCGAGAAGGCCCTGTAGCATTTCGATCATGGCAGCACCTCCTGCTCGGCTGCTTGCACTGCGGACTTCGCCTTCACTATCTCCATCGGCTCGACAGCTGCATCACAATCCTCGCAATGCTGTTCGATAATCTCCGCGATCAAAAGAATTCGGAGGCAGCCGGGGCATCCCCAGAAGCGATCGAAATATCCCGCGCGAAAAGCCGCCGCTTTCCTCCTGCTGCCTGTGACCATGCCTACTTTCCTCAAACATTGCCTGCCATATGCAGCGTTAACCCGTTTGACAGCCAAGCAGCGGATTATGCCGCTGCCGACTTGATAGACACAAATTATGTTGATAATAATGACGATGTCAACATGATTTATGTCAAAAATTTTGCAAGGGTCTAGCTATGCAGAAATCCATGGGCGAACGACTGAGAGCGGCCCGCGAAGCCGCAAATTATCCATCAGCCACGAAGGCGGCAGAAGCGTTAGGTGTGAGCCTGTCCACCTATCGCGCGCATGAAAACGGTCAAAACGAATTCAGCGCCGAAGTCGCCAATCGCTATGCGAAGAAATTCGGCACGACGGCGGCCTATCTGCTGACTGGCGAAGGCCTGCGCAAAGCCGCACGTCCGTCGCCGAACATCGTCATGTCATTCGATCCGGACGAGCAGGATCAGGACGGATTTGCCGAAAGTGACGACGAACTCAGCTACAGCCGCGAGCACTGGAAGCCGCATATAGAAGGTGCAACGCCCGAGGTGGACGTCAAGCTCGGCGCCGGTAGCGGCATCGTCGGCGAAGTCATCAACCTCCCCGTCGGCTCAGGCAATGTCGCCGGGCATAAGATCGTAGCGGAATGGCTTATCCCCACCGGCTATCTACGAAACGAAGCAAAGGCTTCGCCGAACCACACGATCATCATGGAAGTCGTCGGCGATTCCATGCAGCCCACCTACATGCCTGGCGATCGCGTCATCGTCGATCTCTCACAGAACCAAATGACCACTGATACCGTCTACGCGATCAGCGACGGTTATACGGAACCGCAAATCAAGCGTCTGCAGCGAGTTCCCTTCACCCATCCGGGGCAGGTCAAGATCATTTCCGACAATCCAGCCCTGGACACCTTCACCGTCGAGTTGGATCGACTGACCATTATCGGCAGAATCTGCGGCCACATTGCCCGCAAATAAAAAGGAAATATAGGCGCAAACACCTTCGATGTTCCAATTGCGCATATAAACACAAATTATGTTGACATATATCGTGTTGAAATGGCAATTTCATCGATAAGAGCCATTGGTCCTAACTGGAATGAGCCCGGGCAGGCGTAGGATCTCGCCCGAAGTCAGCGAAACCGGACGTACCAGGCGCAACGATTGAAAAGGCCGCAAGGCATCGAAGGAGAGTGTCATTCATGCCGAGAAAGCCGAATGCTTTCATGTTTGCACCAACCGATGCGTTGAGAGAACCGATATTGCCGGGATATCGCCGATCGCCAAGACGGGAGAATGACAGTGTACGTTCGGGAATTTTCCTGCGAATATTCGTTTGATGAGCTCAGTATCCGCCTATGCGATCGTTGGGAAACCGGATTGCTATTATATGGGCGCGCTGAATTGACGTCGGCAGGTGCCGACTACGAGGATGAATTCTACGTTTCGGCAATCAGATTGGATGGCGGCGCAAGGCTTGCGCGGCCGAATGCCTCGAACAATGCAGGGGGATTCGAGTCTGAATTGTTTCGGCGGATAGCTGCCGTCATCGAAGACGACAGAACACAGGCGGGCCGTCACGCCGCCGAAGTTTTTACCATCGAATTGGAACAATCCCGGCAAGCCGACCATGACCAAAGCCACAAGATCAGACAGGAAAGAAACCTGGAGATGCTTGCACCAACACATTGA